AGAATTGTCATATAATGAAAACATCGAAGAATGGAAAACTAAATTAAGTTATGAGTAATAAATCATCTAAAGAAGAACTTCAACATTGGGATAAAATACTTGATGAATACGAAAATTCTATTGGTTTGTCTGAATATTCCCAAAATGTTATAAATAATGAAGAAATAAATAAATATACCACTATGACAAGAGATGAAATAGAAAAATTAAATCCTGAAGATTGTGCCCAAATATCTTACCGATTATCTCAATTTTCTTTTTATTTACAAAGAAGCATAAATAGAGAAATAGCACGATATAATTGGGCAGAAGAGAGTATTAAGGATGTTATAGCTGATGAAATTAATAACTATAAAGGTTACGGATATATAGAAAAATCTTTGCAGGCTATTAAACATAATGAAAAAGCTAGTGGATTAAATAATATTAAAAAATATGCTAAACAACGAAGTGATCGATTACAATACTTAGCTAATAATATAAAAAATTTATCAGATGTTATGTTGTCTATTCAAAAAAGTAAGGTGAAAAGTGGATCCTAAAGATTTATTAAAAGACCCTGAGCAAATAAAAAATCTAATCTCTGTATTACAATCTTTGTTATCAGAATCTAATCAAGAAACTACAACCCCATTAATAAAAGATAAAAAAGAAAAACAGACTAAAATAGATGAACCATTATTTAATAATAAAATTAAGACAAAAAATAAAAGAACCACAACATCACCATCTGTTAATAAATTTGAACAAATGAGTGAATTTAGAATGCATAAGGATGATAGCGAAGTAGATAAAAAACTTGCAAAACATCCCCCGGTAGCTAGAAATAGAGAGTTTGATCCTGTGTCTGTGGTATGTAGAATATGCGGCAAAAAAGAGACTGTTAGTCCCTCTTTAGTTCACGAGGGGCCGTCAAGATATAAGTGTAACAATTGTTCAACCCAAGCTGGATAAAATATGATACTTTGTGATCCCGCCGCCGAAAGAGCGGTTTTGGCCGGTATATGCAAACACGGCGAAAATGCATATTTGGATGTTGCTGATATTTTACAACCATCAACATTTACTGTTGATAGCAACATCATGATTTTTACTGTGCTAAAAGAAATTTGTGAAAAAGAGCATAGTCCCTCTATAGATATAGCATCAATATTATCAACTAGTCAATCATTAAATTTTGCACACATATTATCTCAAAAGAATGAAACTCAACACCTAAGAGCAATAATTGATTTTCCAGTTAATCTAGAAAATGTAAGAAAGTTCGCAGCTAAAATTCGTAAGCTACAAATAGCTAGACTTTTGAGAGATCAATTAGAAAACGCAAAAGAAAAACTATTAGATATTAGCGGACAAGAACCAATATCATCGATCATAGGAATAGCAGAAGATAGTATATTTAATTTCTCTTCATTGCTTAATGATACTGATAATAATCCAATTTGTGTTTCAAGCATTATAGATGATTATATAAATAATATTAAGGAAAATCCTATAGACCAAATCGGAGTTCCAACAGGATTTCCGGTTTACGATCATTCTATTGGTGGTGGCTTAAGAAAAGGAAGTGTCAGTATTATTGCTGCAAGGCCAAAAACTGGAAAAACCATTTGTGCAGATAATATCGGATTGTATATTGCTCGTAATGTTAAAATTCCTGTATTAAATATGGATACAGAAATGAGCACAGAAGATCATATTAATAGGCTTTTAGCCATGATGACAGAAATGGAAATTAATAGTATAGAAACAGGAAAGGTTTTTGAATCATCAGATAAAAATAATAGAATTCAAAATGCTCAAAAAGAATTAAAAAATATTAAGCTTTACTATAAATCTATAGCAGGCAAGCCTTTTGAAGAACAATTAGCTATTATGAGAAGATGGCTTGTAAAGGAGGTTGGATTACACTCAGATGGAACAGCAAAAGATTGTGTTATTATTTATGATTATTTAAAACTAATGGATAGTGCTGGTATAAGCCAGGATATGAAAGAATATCAAATTTTGGGTTTTATGATGACTAGTCTACATAATTTTGCTGTTAGATACAAAGTTCCAATTTTAGGATTTATTCAACTAAATAGAGATGGTATCACCAAAGAAAGCACAGATACTGCTAGCGGATCAGATAGAATAATCTGGCTTTGTAGCAATTTTACTATTTTCAAAAGAAAAAGTGACGAAGAGATCGCTGAAGACGGACCAAACAACGGCAATAGAAAACTTGTTCCTTTGATAAGTAGACATGGTGGAGGATTAGATGATAATGATTATATCAATTGTCATATGAAGGGCTGGTGTGCCAAAATCGAAGAAGGTAAAACCAGACTAGAATTAATTAGTAATAATAAAAATTCTGATAAAGGATTCATAATTAGTGATGAGCAAAACCATGACGATCAAGAAATCCCGTTCGTATAGTCAACATCAACTAAAAGCTTTATCTGATTATTTATGCGAAGATATTGATAATTTATTAGATAGCTTAAACGTTACTGACTATAGAATGTTTGATAGAATGATAGCTATGAAATGCCCCATACACGGAGGAGACAATAACTCTGCATTAAATCTATATTATAAAGGAGATTCCTATAAAGGAAATTGGAAATGTAGAACCCATCAGTGTGAAGAAACATTCAAAGGATCTATTATAGGTTTTGTAAGAGGTTGCTTATCAAAGCAACAAGGATGGACAGGTCCTGGTGATCCTATGATATCTTTTGAAGAAGCTGTTGATTATAGTATTAAATTTAGTAAAAAAAATCCAAAAGACCTAAAAATAAATAAAAAAGAAATAGAAAAAAATAATTTTGTTAATATTGTTAATAATATTCAATCTGACTCAAAAAATAAAGATAATATTCCAAAAATTGCTAGATCAACAATTATTAAAAATTTAGATATACCATCATTATATTTTTTAAATAGAGGTTTTTCTAAAGAAATTTTAAATAAATACGATGTTGGTGAATGTGAGATTGAAGGCAAAGAAATGTACAAACGTGCAGTTGTACCAGTTTATGATGAATCATATTCATATATGGTTGGATGTTCTGGTAGAAGCTTATACAAATCTTGTGAAAAATGCAAGAGCTATCATGATCCATTAGATGATTGTCCAAATGAAGACTATAGATGGCAGTATTCAAAATGGAAACACAATAAGGGTTTTAAAACACAAGAACATCTCTATAATCTCTGGTTCGCTAAAGATTATATACAAAAAAGTAAAAGTATAGTTTTAGTAGAAAGTCCAGGGAATGTGTGGAGACTAGAAGAAAGTGGTATACACAATAGCGTAGCTTTATTCGGCTCATCTTTGCATGATAAACAAAAATTATTAATAGATTTATCTGGTGCTATGAGTATTTATCTTTTGATGGATAATGATGAAGCTGGAAAAAAGGCTTCTCAAAATATTTTTGAAAAATGCTATAAAACATATAATATTTTTAATATTGAGATTGATCATAATGATGTTGCAGAAATGAGGGTTGGCGAAGTGATAGATATTATAATTCCACAAATTAAGGATAAATATTAATGAATACAAAAATTATAGCTTTTTCTGGAAGAAAACAAGCTGGTAAAACAATTTGTAGTGAATTTTTAAAAGGTTTATTATTAAGTAATGGCTATAAAGATGTTGAGATATTTAATTTTGCTGATCCTTTAAAAGAAGATATTTGTATGAACATGTTTAATTTAAGCTATGCTCAGTGTTATGGTGAAGATCATAGTAAAAATGAATTAATAGATGCTCATTGGGAAAATAAACAACTCTCTGCTAGAGATTTAATGCAACTAATAGGTACTGATTTATTTAGAAAACTTAATAAAAATGTGTGGGTTAATGCCTTAGTCAATAAAATTAAAAAAACCAATCATCAAGTTGTTATAGTTTCTGATTGTCGTTTTCCTAATGAAATAGAAGCTATTAAAAATAATCATGGTTTAGTGTTTAGATTAAATAGAAATCCTCACCACTCTGATCATATAAGTGAAACTATATTAGATTCTCATTGTTATGATTGGCAAAATTTTGATGCAATCATTAATAATGAGCATATGACAGTCAGAGAACAATATGAAAAATTAAAAAAACTTATGTTGCATTTTAATATTTTACCACTAGAAAAATCATTATGATAATTACTTATTTTCGTAGCTCATCTTATAACACACATAGTCTTTGCGAACAACAGTACTTTTTTGAGTATGTACTAGGTTGGAGAAGTCCTTCAGGTTTTAAAGCTGTTAAAGGAACCATAATGCACAAGGTTTTGGAGCTTTTGGCTATTATTAAAAAAGCTCAACAAGATAATTTAACACATGTTAATGATGATGAAATTTTAGGTAAGATCGATATTAATAACTATAGTTTAAATGTTATAATAGAAAAAGTTTATAAATATTATAGTGAAGCTAATAGCCAACATATCTGGACAATTAAAGATTACAAAGAATGCTATAATTGGGTTTATAAAGCTATACAATTTAATAATGGAATGTTTGATCCTAGAAATTGCAATATTTTGCAACCAGAACAAAGATTTGATTTGGTTATAGAAAAACCATGGGCTAAATATTCATATAATATTGATGGAAAAAAAATAGATGGATATTTGGGCTTAAAAGGAACCATAGATTTAATTACAAAAGTAGACGATAAAACTGTTGAGGTGGTAGATTATAAATCGGGGAAAAGATTAGATTGGGCAACAGGACAAGAAAAAACACAAGAAAAACTTGAAAAAGATGCTCAACTCAGAATCTATCACTATGCTGTTAAAAAATTATATCCACACATAGAAACTGTAATATTTACTATATATTTTGTTAATGATGGTGGTCCATTTTCTATGGTTTTTCATGATAGTGATTTAGTCGAAACTGAAGATATGTTAAGAAAAAAATTTGAAATTATCAAAAATACACGCAAGCCAAGATTAAATAAAAGTTGGATGTGTAATAGAATCTGTCACTTTGGTAAAACAACATTTGAAAACTCTAATATAGAACCACAAACTGAATATAGAGATGATCAAGTCTTCCCAAAAGGCAGTCTCATGTCTAAATGCGAACAAGTGAAACATGATCTTGAACTCTATGGGATTGATGCTACAATGAGCATATACAAGCATCCAGATCACACTGTAGGCCACTATCAAGCCCCAGGGGCAACCTGAAAGGAGATTTAAAGTATGGGCGCAAAGCTCAATTATGTGCCGTTGCATGTCCATTCTCATTTTTCTTTGTTGGATGGACTAAGCAAACAAGATAAAATAGCATCTAGATGCTCTGAATTAGATATAAAATCCTGCGCATTAACAGATCATGGAAATATATCAGGAACTGTACAATTTTATCAAAAACTTAAAACTAAGAATATCAAGCCTATTCTGGGTTGTGAGTTATATTTATGTAAAGATGATCCGTCTATTAAAAATAAAAACAACTCTGAATTATCTCATTTTTTGGTATTGGCTAAAAATTTACAAGGATGGAAAACTCTTATTAAAATAGTTTCAGAATCCAATAAACCTGAATATTTTTATCATAAACCAAGACTAAGTTTGGCTAAATTAGCAGACTTTTTAGATGGAAATATTATTGGTATTTGTGGCCATTTAGGATCAACATTATCAAATATTCTATTATCTGATCAAAATAATGTTATAAATAATGGCTTATCGTTTATTGATAGAATGAAAGATATTTTTGGGCAAGATAATTTTTATTTGGAAACACAATTATTTGATAAAGATCTTTTGAAAGAACAAAGTTATTTAACAGAATGTGTGAGACGATTATCTGATGTTAGCAAAATAAAAGCTGTTTGTACTCCAGATGCACATTATGTTAATAAAGAAGATGCTGTGGATCAAAGAATTTTATTATGCAATAATTTAAAAACAACACTTTCTGATATTAATACAAAATTATTAAATGACCAACAAGTTCCTATGGAGTGTTTTTTTAAGAGTGAAAATTATTATATCTTATCTCCTGAAGAGATGAGAAATATACACACTCAAGAAGAAATAGAAAATACATTATTAGTAGATAATCTAATAGAAGAATTTGATATATTATCTTCCCCAAAATTACCAAGATTTGATTGTCCAAAAGGATACAATCCTGACGAATATTTAAGAGAACTATGTCGTAATGGTTGGAGAGATAGAATCATATCAAATATACCTAAAAAAGATCAACAAATTTATATAGATCGTATTAAATACGAATTAGATATTTTGCAAGGAGCTAATCTAAGCAGCTACTTTTTGATAGTGCAAGATATTGTTAATTATGTTAGAAACAATAACTGGCTACCCGGAGTTGGTAGAGGAAGCGCTGCTGGTTGTTTGGTATCCTATTTAATAGGAATTACAGATATTGATCCTATCAGATATAATCTATTATTTGAAAGATTTTTTAATGCAGCTAGATCTACATCTATTCCAGATATTGATACAGATGTTCCTATAGATAAAAGAGAAAATGTATTGGAATATATAAAAAATAAATATGGCCATAATAAAGTTTCTCAGATGATAACATTTAATACTATGAAAGGTAGGGGCGCCCTAAAAGATGTGTTAAGGGTTTATGGAAATATCAGTTTTGAAGAAATGAATATTATTACTAAATTTATTCCTGATGAAGCTAAAATAGCAGACGAGCTTCAAGAAATGAAAGAAGATACAGGAGAAGCATCTATTATAAGATGGGCATTAGAAAATAATACCGACAAGCTCAAAGAGTGGTGCTATATAAGTGAAGATGGATCACTATCTGGCCCCTTGTCAAAAAGATTTGAGCAAGCTATTAGATTAGAGGGAACAAAGTCCAATCAGAGCAAACACGCTGCTGGTGTAATTATAGGAACAGAAGATCTTTCGTCTGTATGCCCTATGGTTTATGATAATAAAAACGATCAGTTGATAGCTGGTATGGAGATGAACGATTTAGAAAGCTTGGGTTTAATTAAATTTGATATTCTTGGCATAGCCCTATTAGATAAAGTAATGTGCGTATCAGAATATTTAAAACATGGAGATTTGTAAAATGCTTACTAAAACTTTAGATCAGGTTGCAAATGGAGAAAATTTTAAAGTAAATAATGTAGAATATACAAAAATACAAGAGATTAGAGTAAGTTGTTGCAGAAGTGTGAATTGTCATGTTCTTGGCGATTCTAATCAAAAGACCTTTTTCCCAGGAAACACAGTAGTGGAGACCAATGGCTAATTTACAAAAAATTTGTGTGTTTGATTTAGAAACTGACGGTTCTAATCCTGATATTTGCAGTCCTGTTCAAATAGCTTCGATTATTATTGATCCTTATAAATTAGAAATTATAAAAGATTCTGAATTTAATATTAATTTAAAACCATCTATTCTGGATGAAAAACCAGATTATATATATGATGATACTGATGTTTTGGATTTTCATGCTAAAGTAAGAGGGTGTGATAAATCAAAAATTCTTGAGGATTGGAAAAATTACCAAAATCAAGATAGTGGTTGGAAAATGTTTGTATCTTATCTTGAAAAATATCATATTAGATCAGATAAAAAATCTTGTTTTACCGCACCTATAGCTGCTGGATATAATATAAATAAGTTTGATTTAAGAATTATAGATAGATTAAGTATAAAGTATAAAAACCTTAATAAGGAAGGAAGATCTTCTTTATTTTATCCTAGAGATGTTATAGATTTAATGAATATTATTTTTTATTGGTTTGAAGGCAATAATGAACTTAAAAATTATACTCTAGATAATGTAAGAGATTATTTTGGCATAAATAAAGACGGATCTCATGATGCATTAAACGATGTAAAAGCTACGGCAGATTTACTAATTAGATTTATGAAATTACACAGAAATGTGTCCAACAAGGTAAAATTTAAGAATTCTTTTGCAAAATCTTTATGAATCAGTATTATACTTTTGATTGTGGATGTCGATTCAAAGTTTTGGGCTATGATAATAATCATCCCAAAATACATTTTACTGGAAAACTAGACGAATTAAATCTTGAGTGTTCTAAAACCTGGGATCTTATTAGTTCAGGAAATACAAAAGGGGTCTTTCAGCTAGAATCCAGATTAGGATCTAGTATGTCTAAAAAACTAAAACCACGAAACATAGAACATCTTTCTGCCCTGATTAGCATCATGAGGCCCGGTTCTTTAGAAGCTTTTAGAGATGGTAAAAGTGTTACAGATCATTATATAGACAAAAAGAATGGCTTAGAAAGCGTAGATTATTTTCATCCAGCATTAGAACCTATCTTAAAATCTACTTACGGCGAAATGATTTATCAAGAACAAAGTATGCAAATAGCTCAAGCAGTAGCCGGATTTAATTTGCAAGAAGCGGACATGTTAAGAAAAGCTATTGGTAAGAAAAAACCAGAAGAAATGGCAAAAGTTAAAATCAAATTTAATGATGGTGCAAAAAAACTAAAAATAATTAATGAACAACAAGCAGAAGAAATTTTTGGCTGGATAGAAAAAAGTCAAAGATATCAATTTAATGCTTCTCATAGCATATCATATTCTATGAATGCTTATGTCTCGGCATATGCAAAAGCTCATTTTCCAAAAGCTTTTTTTGCATCTTATTTAAAATTTGCTAAAGATAAAATGGACCCTCAAAGAGAGATTAAAGAATTAATACGCAGTGCTACTGAAATGGATATTATTGTTTGTACTCCTGATCTTAGAAAATTAAACAAACATTTTATTATAGATAATGATAAGATATATTTTGGCTTAACAGATATCAAAGGAGTTGGATATTCTGTGTTTGATAAAATTTTACAATTATCTCAAACATTAGACTTTAATAGTGTAAAGTGGAGTAGTCTATTAACAAAATTTTTAACCAAAATCAACTCTACAGCAGCAAAAGCACTAATATCTTGTGGAGCATTAGATTATAATAACAAGTCTAGAACTCAGATGTTGTTTGAGTATGATATAATATCAGAATTAACATCCAGAGAATTGGAGCTATTGGATCCAAATATCGAAAATCTACCCGACTCTCTTCAGCTTTTGCTAAATAAAAACAAAATTAATATTAAGCGTAAAAATAGTATACAAAATTTAATTCAATTATATAATAACCCACCTTATTCTTTAGAAGATAAAATAGAATGGTTATCAGATTCAGAAAATGGATTATTGGGGGCTTCAGTAACTTGTTTTAAAATAGATTCTTACGATATTAGTATGACTAATTGTGATTGTAAAACTTTCAAAAATACCAACTCTACAAAAAACATAATTTTAGCTGGTGAAATTAGCTATATTAATTTTGTAAAAACTAAAAATGGGAAAAATCCTGGAGCAGAAATGGCTTTTGTTACTATAGAAGATCAATTTTCTTCTTTAGATTCTGTTATCGTGTTTCCAGAACAATTATCTAAATATAGAAATTATTTATTTGAAGGCAATATATTAATATTTGTGGGAACTAAAAGCGCCAAAAAAGATTCTTTTGTGGTAGAAAAATGTTTTGTGCCACGATCTTGACATGTCTGTTCGATAGGTTATAATAGGTTGTTGTGACGTTTTACTTTTAGGAGATTGAATTTATGAATATAACATTGTTAAAGGGTAATCTTGCTAGAGATCCAGAGTTACGAGTTGTTAATCCCAACGGTAAACAAACTAGTGTTGTTAATTTTACTATAGCTGTTAATAGGGATTATATCAAAGCTAATGGTGAAAAAGATAAGATTACTTCTTTTATCAATTGCGAAGCGTGGGATAGCGGAGCAGAAACTATCGCTGAAAGCCTAAAAAAGGGCGATCTGGTAATGGTAGAAGGATCATTGCGAAATGATACTTGGGAAAAAGACGGAGTTAAACATAGTAGTCTTAAGGTTAGAGTTAATAACTTTTCTAAGATTACTAAGCTTAGCAGAAATAAATCAGAAGAGCCTGAATCAGTAGCTTTCTGATAGATAAGAAAGGAAAAATTAGAATAACGGGGGGTGAAATATCCCCCCTATTCTATTATCTTATGTCGAAATCTAAATTAAAAATCTTAATGTGTTCAGAGGCTAGTTTTATTAATTCTGGCTTTGGTAAATATGCTTATGAATTTTTATCAAGACTTCACAAAACTGGTAAATATGAAATTGCTGAATTTGCTTCTTATGGTTTTGTAAATGATCCCAGAGATAAAAATATACAATGGAAATATTATGCCAATGCTGTTAAAGAAAATGATCCTAGATATAAGGAATATATGTCACGAACCGATAATCAATTCGGTAGATGGAGATTTGAAAAAGTATTACTAGATTTTAAGCCTGATGTTGTTTGCGACGTAAGAGACTATTGGATGACTCACTATCAACCAGTCTCCCCATTAAGATCATATTTTCAGCATATATTAATGCCAACTGTTGATTCTGCTCCTCAGCAAGAAGAGTGGATAGATACTTTCTTATCAGCTGATGCTATTTTTACATATAGTGACTGGGGAGCAGAAGTATTAAAAAATCAAAGCAATGGAGCTATCAATTATATAGACACTACAACACCAGGAGTTAATCTAGATATTTTTTCTATGAAAGATCAAAAATCATTAAGAGAAAAATTTAATATTGATCCTAATGCTTTTGTTTTTGGTTCTGTGATGAGAAACCAGAAAAGAAAACTAATTCCCGAATTATTCTCTAGCTTAAAACAGCTACTATCTCATTTATCTCAACAAAATAATCCTCCAAAAGTATATTTGTATATGCATACCACATATCCTGATATGGGTTGGGATATTCCAGAATTACTAAATCAATACGAAGTAGCAAATCATGTTTTATTCACCTATTTATGCAAACAATGTGGTAATATTGAAAGTACTACATTTTGTGGGCCTCAAAAAATTTGTTCTAAATGTTTAAATAAATCTTCCTCTTTTCCATCTGTCTCCCAAGGAGTATCAGAAGATCAACTAAGTGATATATATAATTTGTTTGATCTATACGTACAATATGCTATTTGTTTAGGGAAAGACGAGCAAATAAAAATAAAACGAGATGAAAAGACTCAATGGATTCCAATATCCCAAGTAAAGACAGGAGATGAAGCGTGGACCCACAAGAATAGGTGGCGAAAAGTATCTCATGTATGGAAAAATTTAGCCAAAAGTCATAATAAAAAAATCTTAGAACTATCTGTACACGGAGACTATGAAAAATTAATAGCCACAGAAAATCATGAATTTCTAGCATATACATCTAATGAACTCAAAATTAAACATAGATCAGTAAGAGAAAATATAGGATATTATCTATTCAATAAGAGAGAATTACCAACTTATGGAAAATATGAGCTAAAAGACTTAAGGGCGGGAGATATGGTACTTTATCCTATAGATGATACTGTTATAAATATTGATTCCATCGATATTGCTCAAGAAATTGATTGTTCGGACTATCTTGTATTAGACTCTTTTATAGAAACATCTAAAACATATAGTTATCCTAGATTTATTGATATTGATAATCGTTTTTGTAAATTTATGGGATTATTTGCTGCTGATGGATCTTGGGGATTTCGTCCCGGATGCAAACATATTCAAATAACATCTCATATAAAAGAAGCCGAGAATCAAACTCTTGCGTTTGATTGTATGGCTCAAATAGGATCAAACAATAATACTGTTTCTAATAGGATATACAAAGATAGGCTAGGTGTAGATACTATACTAAGCTCTAAACTACACTCTCAATTATTTGCTAAATGGTTTTCTAAGCACGAACACAAACAACTACCAGACTGGTGTTTATATCTACCATTAGAAAAACAAAAACAAATTTTGATCGGCATGTTTATGGGGGATGGCCACTATTGCAAAGGAAAAAATTATTCTCAAATTAGTACAATTTCTAAACCATTAGCAGATCAAATAAAACATATCCTAAGAAGACTAAGAATCCCGTTTTCTGTATCAAAAATTATTAGAATAAAACATAAAACACAAGATCAGAAAAACAGAAAAGATTGCTATTCTTTTGAAATCTATGGATGTAATATTAAAAATGGAGATATTATAAATAAAAGAAACGGATCGTATAATGTATATTATAAAAATAATCATATAATACAAATAAAGAACATTGTCGAATCAGACTATAATGATGATGTGTGGTGCTTAACTGTAGACGATGACCATACTATGACTACAAAAATAGGAGCTACTTTTCAGTGCGAGGGTCTAGGAATCCCCCAGGTAGAAGCAGGGGCTTGTGGAATTCCAATAGCAACAGTGAACTATAGTGCTATGATAGATATTATTAATAAATTACAAGCTTTTCCTATTAGGGTTCAAACCTATTTTAAAGAACTGGAAACAAAAGCTATAAGAGTCTATCCTGATAATAATGATCTAATAAGAATAATACTTGAACAAATAAGTAAACCACTATCTATCAGAAATCAAGAAAAATACCGAACACGACAATTAACTGAACAAAATTATGATTGGAATATTATTATTAAAAAATGGGAAAAGTATTTTGATAGTTTAGAATTTAGAGCCGACTGGAACAAACCATTACCAATAATGTCTCAAGCATTAAAAAAAGATAATGTAGACAATTTATCTGTATTAATAGATTTGTGTAACAATAATCTAAAAAATGCAGACTTATTATCTTCTTCCAGGTTTTTGGGATTATTACAAAATGCCGATTACGGATTTTCTTATCTTGGACCAACTCAAATATCAGCAGAATCAATCGATAATCTTTACCAATATATTAATGTTATGATAGATAATAATAATAAATCCGAACAAGCAAGAAAAAATACTACTGTTTTTGAAGAAGACTTTATACAATACGCCCATTTAAAAAATAATACATGAATATTTTATATGTAGGTCCGTACAGACAAAATAATAGCGATGGATATTTGTCTCTTAATTTATTATTAGATTGTTACGAATATCATACAAAAATAGTATCTAGACCAATATTTAATTCTAATAATTTCATTAAATTAGAAAATATAGAGAAACTATTATCTAAGATAGAAAATAATCATATTACTCATTTTGATGTTATTATACAGCATTTGGATATTGATAGTTTTGTATATACCTCTAAAATATCAAAATATATTTTTATTCCAATATTAGATAATAAAAAAATATCTTTTATTCAAAAACAAAAACTTTTATTCTTGGAAAATAAAGGACTAATTATTTCTTGTGATCAAATATCATCTTATATTTTAGAAACAGAATCCATAAAACATCAACAGATCGATACTAATATTAATTCTAGATTATTATTAAATAGTACGGGATCTTTTAACTTTGGATTATATAATAGATATAAAAAATATTATTCAATTATAAATAGCGATAATGAAAATGATATTAAAAAATTAATAATAAATTTTA